GACGCGCAAAAATGTCCAGAAGCCACCGCCACACGCCGGTCACCGGTATGACAGCGGCCGAAACCGACGCGCCATACAAGGCCCGCGAGCACCGCCGCGCCCGCCGCGCCGAGAAGCAGGCGATCGCCGCCGGCCTCGAGCCCCCGGCACCCCGCGCCTTCGGCGATCCGTGGCGCTCGGAAAAAGATGGAAAGCAATGGTTCGATTTGCGCCGACACGCGAACCTGATGCGGAAGTAACCCCCCAGGGGGAGGGGCCGACAGAAGAAGACCTGCGCAAAAAACCAAAAAAAGTTCGCGCGAAGCCTGGCCAGCGCTTCGCCGAGCAACGCCGCCGCGCGCAAGAGGTCAGAGAGCAGGACGAGCGCGATCGGCAGGCAGCCGGCCCCACGCCCGAGCAGGCGCTCAAGATCCAGCAGGAGATGGCCGAGGCCCTCTCCAGTTTTATTGATCACTACCGCGACAAGCCCGTCGAGTTCGTCGAGCGCGTGCTGAAGGCACAGCCGCTCGACTGGCAGAAGGAGTTCCTGACTGAGATCGCCAAGGGCACGCGCCGCATCAGCGTCCGCGCCGGCCACGGCGTCGGCAAGTCGAGCGCCTGCGCGTGGGCATTGATCTGGCACCTGATCACGAAGTTTCCGCAGAAGGCGATCTGCACGGCGCCGACCGCGAGCCAGCTCTTCGACGCTCTCTTCGCGGAGCTCAAGCGCTGGATCAACGAGATGCCGGCGCCGCTTCGCTCGATGGTCGAGGTCTTCAGCGACCGCATCGTCTTGGCAAGCGCCCCCGAGAGCTCCTTCATCTCGGCCCGCACCAGCAGCTCAGAAAGACCCGAGGCGCTCGCCGGCGTCCACAGTGAGCATGTGCTTTTGATCGTCGACGAGGCGAGCGCGATACCGGAGAGCGTGTTTGAAAGCGCCGCCGGCTCGATGTCGGGCCACACGGCGACGACGATTTTGATCAGCAACCCGACGCGCAACAGCGGGCTCTTCTTCAGGACGCACCACCAGCTCAAGGACGATTGGAAGACGATGCACGTGTCGTGCATTGGCAACCGCCTCGTGAGCGAGGACTTCGTCGATCAGATAAAGGCGACTTATGGAGAAAGCAGCAACGCATTCCGAGTTCGAGTCCTGGGAGAGTTCGCTCTCAGAGATGATGACGTACTCATCGCGGCTGATCTCGTGGACAGCGCAATGTGCCGCGACGTTGCCGCCTCCGCCGGCGAGCCTCTCGTTTACGGCCTGGACGTGGCCCGCTTTGGCGATGACAGAACGGTCCTCGTCAAACGACAAGGCAACGTCCTCCTAGAAATAAAGAGCTGGTCTGGCGCCGATACAATGGAAACCGTCGGCCGCGTTGTGAACGAGGCCAAGCAGGACAGCCCTGCAGAAATATGCGTGGACTCCATCGGCCTAGGGTCAGGCGTCGCCGATCGTCTGCGCGAGCTCTCGCTGAACGTGCGTGACGTTAACGTCAGCGAGAGCGCCGCTTTGAACCCACAGGCCGCGCGCTTGCGCGACGAGCTGTGGCTGAGCTGTAAAGATTGGTTGGGCGCGAGGAATTGCCGGATCCCAAAAGATGACGATCTGCGGGCAGAGCTCGTCAGCCCAACCTATACGTTTACCTCGACCGGCAAGATCAAGGTCGAGGGCAAGGCCGAGATGAAGAAGCGCGGACTGCGGAGCCCGGACGTGGCTGACGCACTCTGCCTCACCTTCGCCGGCCAGGCTGCCCTCGTCGGCGGCCGCGCAAGCAAGTGGATCTCAGGAAAGCCGCTCGAGCGGCGCATTGCAGGAATTATATAATGAACCCAGGACACACGTTGCCGGCCAAGCCGGCGAGCAAGCTGCCGCGCGCAAAGACCGGCAAGCACGACACCGGCCAGAAGATGAGCGGCAAGGGCCGTCCGACACAAGAGCAGCGGTCTTGGACGAAAGAGACCTGCCGCTACATGGACCGCAACGGCGAGGTCGGCGGCCGTGGCTAAGCAACCGATTTGGGTCACGAAGAGCCAGGCCGCAAAGGTCGGCCCGAACATCCGCCCTGCCGTCGGCATCGAAAGCGCCGGCCGCCTCGGCGCGCCGCACCAGGCGCTCGCCGACGCGCATCATGGCGCGAACGCGAGCATGGCGATCGACAAGGTCGGCCGCGGCTCATACGAAATGCACCACGACACGCTGAAGCCGATCCGACCGAAGAAGCCGGCAACGCCGCTCCAGCGCGTCGCGCAGCGCAAGGCGTCTGCCGTCTCCGCGGTCAAGCGCAGCGCTTCCGTGAACGTGAAGCCGGCTGCCGGCATTGGCGACATGGAGGCCTGATGCCATACAAGAGCCTCGCGCAAGAACGCTACTTCAACGCCAATCGCGCCAAGCTCGAAAAGCAAGGCGTTGACGTTGACGAGTGGAACTCGGCAAGCAAGGGCAAGAAGCTCCCGAGCCGCGTCAAGCCCGCCGCCGGTCCTCGCCACCGCAATCAGCCGCGAGTGCGGGCACAGGGTTAGGCTCCAGCGTCAAACGCCAACCCGGAAGAAACCGGGTGCTCATTCGCGCGCATTCGAGCGGGGCCGCTTCAGTTGAGAACGCAATGTCAAACGAACTGATGTCCGACGAGCAATTTGCTGCCTCGGTCAAATCAATCATCGACGACGCCGTCGACTACGTTGACGGCTTTGTCGCGCCGACGCGCGCGCTCGCGACGCAATACTACCGCGGCGATCCGCTTGGCAACGAGGAAGCCGGGCGCTCTCAGGTCGTGATGACCGAGCTGCGCGACGTCGTGCAGGCGATCGTGCCGTCGCTGCTGCGGATCTTCACCTCGAGCGAGCACGCCGTCGAATACGCGCCGCGCAACGAGGCCGAGGTCGCATTTGCTGAGCAGGCGACCGACTACGTCAATTTCGTCTTTTACAACGACAACCCCGGCTTCCAGGTTCTGCTCGAGGCCTTCAAGGACGCCCTGATCCGCAAGACCGGCATCATCAAGTGGCGGTGGTCCGAGGACGCGGAAATCAGCGAAGCGAGTTACACCGGCCTCGATCAGGCGTCTTACAACCTGCTACTTGAGGACAAGGACGTCGAGGTCGTCGAGGAAGAGGCGCGCCCCGATCCGCAGGGCATCCCGCAGATTGATCCGGCGACGGGGTTACCTGGCGCCGCGCCGCAGATCTACGACATCCGCATTCGCCGCAGCAAGCCGCGCAACAAGATCGTCGTTGAGGCGATCCCGCCGGAAGAATTTCTGATTGCGCGTAACGCGCGCGACCTCGACACCGCCGAGTATGTCGGCCACCGCTCGCTGAAGACCGTCAGCGAGCTGATCGCGATGGGCTACTCGCAGAAAGAGATTGAAGAGAACAGCGGCGGCGGCGACGTCTTCTCGATCAACTACGAAGCGCAGACCCGCAATCCCGCGCTGATGACATTCACGCAGCACATGGACAGCGCCGACCAGTCGCTGCGCCGCATCGTGTACGTCGAGAGCTACATCCGCATTGACCGCGACGGCGACGGCATCGCCGAGCTGCGTCGCGTCTGCACGCTCGGCAATTCGCACAGCGTGCTGCACGACGAGGTCGCGACCGACGTCCCCTTTGCCGTGCTCTGCCCTGATCCCGAGCCCCACATGATCATCGGCCAGGCCGTCGGCGACCAGGTGATGGACCTCCAGCGCATCAAGACCGCGGTGGTCCGCAACACGCTCGACAGCCTCGCGCAGGTCATCCATCCGCGCACCGTGGTGGTCGAGGGCCAGGTCAACCTCGACGACGTTATGAACACCGAGACTGGCGCGATCATACGCACCCGCGCGCCCGGCATGATTGCTTCGTTGTCCGAGCCCTTTGTCGGCCAGAATGCGATGCCGATCATTGCCTACCTCGACCAGGTGCGCGCGCAGCGCACCGGCATCAGCGCCGCCTCGCAGGGCCTCGACCCAGACGTGCTGCAGAGCACGACGAAGGCCGCGGTCACGGCGACGGTGCAGGGCGCCCAGGAGCGCATCGAGCTGATTGCGCGCGTCTTCGCGGAGACCGGCATCAAGCGGCTCTTCAAGGGCCTGCTGAAGATGATCGTTCGCCACCAGGACCGCCCGCGCACCGTCAAGCTGCGCGGACAGTGGGTTGAGATTGATCCAAAGTATTGGGACGCCGACATGGACGTCCAGGTCAATGTCGGCCTGGGGCGCGGCTCCGACAACGAGCGCCTGCAATTTATGATGATGGTCCTGCAAAAGCAGGAGCAGATCATGCAGCTGCTCGGCCCGGCTAACCCGATCTGCGATGTGAGCCAATACAGTAACAGCCTCTCGAAATTGCTCGAGCTCGCCAACATCAAGGACGCCTCGCGCTACTTCAAGCGCGTGGACGGGCAGACCGCGCAGGTGATGCAGCAGGCGATGGCCCAGCAGAAGCCGCAGACCGATCCGAATGCCATGCTCGCGCAGATCGAGATGGCGAAGGTCCAGGCGGCGCAGGCCAAGCAGGCCGACGAGGCCCACCTCAAGCGCATGCAGATCCTGATCGAGGACGCATTCAACCGCGACAAGCTGCGCGCCGACACCGAGTTGAGGGCCGCGGAGTTGAACGCGAAATACAACACACAATTTGATCTTGCCACGCTCGAGAACAGCTTCGCGCACAGCCGCGAGCTTGCCGTCGAGCAGCTCCGCGCCGACAGCGCCGAGCGGCAGGCTGCGATGAACGCGCAGCAGATGACAGAACAGACGCAGCCCTACAATGGTACACCTGCGTAATCGCCTCGTCGCAAAGGGCACGTATCCGCTTCTGGATAAAGAGTTCGACGAGTGCAACGACGACATTAGCGCGCTGCTTGGCGCCGTTGCCTCGCTTGATGACGACGCCGAGATCGAGCAGCTGCTGGTGCAGTACGGCCTCGATGCCGACGAGCCGCTGGAGTAGTTGATGCCTGGATTGCTTGATCAGGTCGATCCGTATGCCGGCGGATATTCTCTTATGGAGGATCCGTTCGAGGCCGCGGCAAGACGGCAGCGCCAGGCGGCGAAGCCGATCGGCGGGCGGCAGGAAGGCTGGCTGACGGAAAACCCCGACTTCGGCATGGTCGTGCCGCGCTCACCCGCTGATGTCGCTCTGCTTGCCGCCGGTGGTCCTTTGGGCAGGGCGGCGAAGGTCGCCGCGCTCGCTGGTGCCGGCGTGTTGTCAAGCGACGAGGCGCAGGCGGGGCCCGCAGGCGCCGTAAAAAAGGCTGGCACGCTGGCCTCTGATTTATGGCACGGCATTTCGCAAATTAAATTGCCGAAGCCAATATCTGAAATGTCGGCCGTTATTAAGCCAGTGCCTGCCGCAGCAGATGAAGTGGTAATCAGCCCAGCGAAGTTACAGGGCGGGGCATTGGTGCCTCTTCGCGGCGACCGAACGGCTGC